ATGACCAAATCAACATCGCCATCAGATAAAGAGCTTTCATAAGCCAAGGCTTCACAAAAATCAAAATCAGCGGCAGCGCCTGCCCTTGCGATACCAGTGTTAGCAGAAGTAACATTTAAGTTGCCCCCACCTGTAGCATTTTTAGTTTCATCTTGACCGGTAAAAATTGTTCTCATTCTAATAGTTGTATTCTGATGCCTAACCATTTGAATATGCAATTCATTGTAGCTGGTAACTGTTGAAGTGACTGCCGAGCTACCTGTGCTAGTTTCATAATAAGTCTTAGAGCTCAATTGGTAAAAAAGAGGGAGACTATAAAAAACATCATTACCAAAGAAAAATTTATATCCATTAGTTGTAGTTGTTACCTTTGCAACTACAAAGGTGGTGTGGGCATTGCCAGTTAGGGTGTTGCTTGCAATAGACAGATTATCGCCGCGAGCTGCTGTTAGCCTTAATATTGATCTACCAGAATAAACATTATCAACTAAAAGTGGTTGATTTCCAGCAGTGGCCTGCGAAAGAGTCTGAGAAGGTGAAGCAGGTGATTTATTGGCAATTGCAGAAACTCTAGTTCCGTTCATTGTAAGCGTAGTTGCGTCACTAGCATCATAGTAAAATTTAAGATTAGCGGTAACTGGGACAACAGGTTCTTTTAATGGGCTTGCAATTATCCCGAGGATTGGCATTAGACAATATCTCCGACTATATACCAAGTATCAGTTGCAACTTTAATACAAGAAGCTGCTGAGAATTGCTTGCGTAATTTTGGTTGAGCGGAAGTTCCCCCAGTTGATGAAAGTGTCGTAGTTCCTGAAGTTACTGCCTTAATAGTTGTCTGACCTGCTCCAATTTGAATAACATTGATTACTGATCCAACAGGGAAAGCAACATTCGCATTGGTTGGGATTTGAAAGTCATTAGCACTAGCAACCGACATAGTGACTAGTTTGTTGCGGTTATCTGTCAAAACTACTGTGTAGGTAGCTGTTTGAGCATTTAGGGTTAATTGACCGACTGCCGCATCAAAACCATTTCCCACTGTGCGTATAGCAGCAGCCCCATCCTTCACCAAATCTGTATCATCTGGAAGTTCAATACCAAAAATCGTTGTCGTTGCCATAGTTCTCCTTTAGCCCACTATTGTAGCGTTAGCCCAGTCCAAAGTAGGACTTAGGGTATTCCAAGATTCTGTGTCTGGGACTGAATTCCATCTAAAAGCCTGAAGCGAGAATTGAAGTGCTGATAGGTTCATAGTTAAATCCAAACGATTTAAGCCTGCTTGCCAAGTCCAACCCTCTACAAAGCCAAGAAATTCACCATTGACCATATTGCTTGGCAGGTTGCTAATATTTAAGGCCATACCCATAAAGACATTTAATAGGTTATCGCGGTCAGAATTGTCTATTTCAGAGCTGGCCAATGGAAAAGTTATCTGTTGCAAAGAAAATTCGGGATTGGCTCGCAAAACTAAATAGAAGGCTGCTTGGGCTTCAGCGTCGTGTTGATGCCTAAGAGTGGTAGATATTGTGTTGGCCAACTGACCATAAGCACTTATTGAATCAGCATCTTCATCGCTTACTTGTGCGCTGCCAGTTCCATAACCAATAGTTATAGAGTTTCGTATATCCCCAGCGCGTTTAACTATTGAGAGAGCTGGGCCGATGGCGTGATTGCCGTCAAGATCAACATAGCCGTTAGTTGCTAGGTATTGGGCGCGGTGTGTCGAATCAGCGTAACCAATTCGGCCTTGGGCATCTTCATATAAATAACCTAATCCGCTGGTGGCATACCTAGAAGCTAGATTATAAACTGTGTCATTTAGGCCAGTCTCAGAGTGGAGCTCATAATCTCCGGGGGTATCTATTTCGCCCAATCCGCTATTTTCTGCATCCTGCCATTGAGTCGTTGCATCATAACCATTCCAAATCTCAGCAGCTGGCACTTCGTTCCATTGGTCAAATAGCACTGTGCTAAGTAATTCTTCAATTCGGTCACCATCAAATTGATGGGCAAAGTTGCCTACATAAACCGCCCTAGCTAATCGAGCTAAAGCTCCTACAGCTGTTATCTGAATTCTTTGGCTAGTTGCTGTTGATCCTGAAGTCTGAACTGTTATTCCCAAATCTGTAATAAACCCACCAAATAGATTTACATAATTCGCACTTGAATCTTGAACTTCAATAGTTACTGCATCGTTAATCTCATAGGGAACTGATGCCTCAGCTGTCTCAATAAGCGTTAGATTGCAATACCCAGCAATAGGTTGAGAATAGATATCGGTGCGACCCGAAGTAATAGTTAATCCGCTTAGTGTTGTGCTAGTGGCTGTTACGCCATTAACCTTAACTCGATAGACTGGATTCCATAAGGTCATTGTGCTACTAGGCCGCCAAGAATAGCGCCTCCACCCCCGTTGCGAGCATTGCTATTGTTAAGAGCTAAGACTACGGCCCGAGTAAATCCTTCTTCATCTATTGCGCTCGGCGCATTGACATTGATAATCACATTGCCGCGTTCTTCGCCTCGTCTAGCAGCTGCTACATCAAAGCCTGAAGATATGCCTTTGCCAGTTGGATTTAGCCCAGAAGGAAATACAGGCAATGATCCAATTACAGTTCCCCCACCAGTAGTAACACCTCCACCAGTAACGCCTCCAGTAGTAACGCCACCGCCAATAACTGGCGTCCCAGCAGTAAAGCCTTCAGGAAGGCTAGATGATGAAACTGTGTTGCCGCCTGTGCCGCCTGATTCTTTAGTAATATTATCAAATAATTTAACTGCTGCAATAATAGCGCCAACTACTGCTGCGCCAGTTGCTAGGCCAGCAAGAGGGTTGAGAGCAAATCGAGAAGCAATAGCAGCGGCTACTGCGCTATTTCGCAAAAGGTTATAAGCGGTAACTAGACCAGTAATAAGAGCTATAGTTGCTTGAACTCCAGCTACTAATTTAGATACTACGAATACTGTTGCTATAACCCCAGCAACGACCATAAGCTCATCCTTAAGATCGATAACTGTATTAATAAAGCCTCTTACTTTTTTGCCCCATTCAATAGCGGTTTTCTGACTATCTGTAAGAGCTTCATCCAAGCTATCTTGACCAGTAAGCCCAGCGATAAATGCTTCAAGTGCTGGAATAAAGTTTTCCAATATCCAAGCAGTTAATTCTTGAACAACCGGCAGCAAAGCTGCGCCAATAGATTCCTTGGCTTCATCAAGAGCAATCTTGACGCGCTCCATTTGCTTAGTTGTTGTCTCTGCTTCATTCTCGGCAAATTGACCAAAGGTCGCAGTTAATTGATTAAAGGTTGTATCAAAATCTTGAGATTTAAGGTCGGCTGCATCTATGCCTAACCCTAATTTGCCAAGTGCTGAGGTATTGCCATCATAAGCTTTGCCAAGGGCGTTAGTAACTGTCTCTAATGGTTTGCCTGTTGCTGCACTTAAATCTAGTGCTAAATTTAATAGTTTCTGAGCTTCTTCAACATCTTGGGTTGATCTAACTAAACGGGTAAATGCTGGACGCAAGCCATCGTCAGCAACGCCAATAGCAATAGAAGTCTGCTTTATGTATTTCTCTACGCCTTCAATCTGTTTAGCGGTTGCGCCAGTCGTTGCAGTTATAGTGTCGGCTAATCGTTTTTGCGCCGTCTCATCTTCGGCAGCAGCTTTAACCGCGCTAACTGCAAATGCGCCAATAGCTGCGCCAGCAGCGGCAAATGCAACAGCTGCCTTCTTACCAAATTCTTTAGCTCTTTCGCCAATGTCATCAATATCTTTAGAGCCAGCAGATAATTTCTTTTGAAAGTCGGCTGTATCGGCTAAGAGCTTAAGCGTTAATGCTCTGGAATCAGATGCCATTTATGCCCCACTTATCTAATATCTTATTAAAGGCAGCAGTCCATTGGGATACGATATTTCTTTGCTCTTTGCGTAGCGTTGGATAGATAAACCAACCGCGAGAACCTCTGCCCATTCGACCAGAGTAAGACGGGAATTGCTTAAATTTATTAGAGCCGAATTCATAACCAGCCCAAAGCTGTTGTGTAGTTCCACCACCGCTAAATCTTTGACTAGCAAAGCCGTAACGGATTTCGCCTGTAGTGCTGGTCTTACTCACTTTAGATCCGCTAACGATTCTGTTTATAGCTTGTTGGCCCTTGCCGCGAGTTGCAGCGGTAGTAGCGATTTGTCTTTGTAAATAGGTAGCAAGATTGTTAGAGCTTTGACGAGCCTCGGCTTTGGCCTCGTCACCTAGCAAGGTAAAGGCTTTATAGACTTGACGCAACTCAGTGCGGTCAAATGCTGATACTTCTTCAGCCATTGCTATTCATCTCCTTTATCAGCTCGACTGCCGTTGCTACATCGTCCCAATCATCCCAATATTGCATTGGAATACCAGTCTTAAGAGCAACTGTGACTAATAGCCGCCTTATGCTGTCGGGCTGATGGCTTTTGGGTCATCGTTGCCAGTCCTTACATCGGCAACAGTTTCCATCCAGACATCGAAGGACTTGACTGGCTTCCCAGCACTTTCGCGCTTATAAGCGTTATATGCCAAGAACATCAAGTCCCAGATTCCTATATTGTCTTGCGCCTTTGTGATTGTGTGGCCTGTGGTCTTTTCCCACTTGGCCCACTCTGGCGGTTGAGCGACATAGGTGGCAACTTCGCCTCCGTTGTATTCAATTGTAATTGATAATTTCATAGCTCCCGATGCTCCGATCTCTTAGCTAAAGCTTTCTGCTGGTTGTCCAATTACTGTCATTGTCCAAGTGTCAGTTAGCGCTCCCGGTGCTGCGCCTCCTGCTGTTGGAAATATTGGCAGAACTTGGAATGTAAAAGTTGCGCCAGATGCGGCTGTAAATACTGTTGAGATTCCAGTATTAGGCGCTGATTCTGCTACGCCCCAAATAATTTCAAATAGAGAGCCAGTCGCTCCCCAATCCTGCAATAGTTCAAGTGTAAAAGTCCATTGCTTATCTACGGACTTATAAGCGCGACCATCAAGGGTTTGATAAGTCTCGATAATTGTTTCGCAGCTTAAAACTGCAGAAGTAGTTTGAGCATCGAAGTTGTTACCACCAATGGTAAAACTAACATCGCGCCCAGTTATTACTGTTGTTGGCATTTAGGTCTCCTATGCGGTTTGCTCGTAGCGGACGCTCAAGCGTATATCTGAAACTAACAGGGTAGTAGTTCCTACTTCGGTTACCGAAGGTCTTTCGACTATTGATAACTCATACTTGGAAGCATTTAACGCTCCAAGAATACTAATGACCATTTGCTCTAAATTATCTAAAGCAGCGGCATTGCTGAAATACGCAACGCAAGCAGTTATGGTGTAATTTAATTTAACGCGAGTTGTGGATTTGCCTAAGACTTCAAGCTCCATATAGGGCGAATCTGGGATGCAAATTATTGCTGGAACGATGGGCGCTTCTGGAACGGCATCGTAGATATTGGCGCTTATCCCAGATAAGGCAGTTTTAATAGCGCCGCGGACATCTGTAGCAATTGTGCTCGGCATTATCCAACCATAGTTTCAACATCAAGATAAGGGCCAAGTAAGCCAGTTACTTTGGCAAGTAAATTTTTAGATAGGCGGTAAGGGGTTACTGCAAAATCTATGCCTTCGATTGATCCACCAGCGGCGGTTCTGGATTGGAAGATTTCAACGGAGATAGCCAAAATAGCAGCTTCAGCATTGGGGTTTCCGACATAGGTCGATAATCCAGATAGCGCAGCGTTTCCTGCTGGGATGATATTTTTTTCCAATATGTCTGCATTGGTGATTGCGACTGTAAATACATAATCTGAAATTTCGTCATCGGTTACTGTGTGAGTGCCATTAAATGGTGATCCGCAGCCAGTAATTATTACGGATTGGCCTTCGGTAAATTCTTGAATTGTTGCGGTCTCAAAGTAAGCAATATTATTCTCAAGCTTTACTTTGTTTATTTT